GTTAAGAAGGATGGGTTCTGGAACTATGATAAGTCTGAGTTTGATAAGGTAGTACCTTTACTAGATGATGATGATGCATTAGAAGCATTGTGGAAGAAGCAGTATTCTCTATCTGCTATTACCGCACCAGATCAGTTTAAGTCATATGAAGATTTGGAGAGAAGATTGAAGACTGTCTTGGGACAGAAACCTGCCCAAGCTCCTAGACTAGATGAGGAAGTTGTAACAGAAGAAGAACCAGTACTTACTGGCGGAGGAGCATCTCCTACACCATCTGCTAGTTCAGATGAGGATGATGCCCTTAGTTACTTCCAAAAGTTAGCTGACTCTTGAGGTATAATCAACTTTGCTTGACCCTCTTGGTCATAGCAGCATATCTCAATCTATTTTTCAAATAGATTATTGATACAGATTAATATTTTCTCCTTTCTTCAAGGTGTTGTTCACATACTGAGCAGCACCTTTTTTATATGGCATGATCTTATCCATGTCATTAAAGATTACATTAAGATATTCTGGTTTTAGTATAAAAATATTTCTTTTATCATCTTCCTTTGCTATTTCGTACTCATAGTTGGTGACTGCTTGAGTCATTTTAGCAACAGGTATAGTATGATATGAATTGTTGTCATAGTATTCATAATAATATGCATTACCTGTTCCAACAGTTCCTTCTACTGTGAAGGTAACTTCTTCTGATCCTAGTATTTCTGGTTGTTTATTTTCAGGTATGGATGGTAATACATATGTAAATCTAATAACTACTTCTCCAACTTTTAATACAGAAGTGATTGGAAATCTACCATTATAAACACTGGAAGATATATTAGTAATGTATACTTCTGATCCTACATCTAAATTTTTAATACCATTATACATGGTAACAGTTGCTATCTTAGATTCAGTTCCAGATATTTGATTTATTTTTGTGTTGATTGCTTGAATATAGTTTCCATTAGTCCTCCATTTATTGGGAGTTTCTAATCCTCCTGGTAATATTATACCACCCTTAGAGTTTTTAATTTCAACAGTTTCATAGTGATGTACATCTGAATATAATTTATCATAGGTTCCATATTTTTCTAAGAGTATTTCATCTAATGAATTTTGAGGTAGAGGCCATTCATCTTGGATATTTAATATGTTATTTGCTAAAAGGATAACCCAATCCAAATTACTATCACCATACTCTTTAAATGCTATGTTATCTGGTCTATCATCACCTATTATTTTATACTTAGTAAAGAAATTTAAGTCGCCAAATATATCAGGACGAATTTTTCCTCTTTTAAATAAATTTTTTACTGTAATATAACTGGAAATATTTGTATTTCCTTTAGTCCTATTGACATATTCAAAGTCTGGTACTTGTTTAAAATAAGATTGTGTCATGGTTAGAATCCCATATCGTTAGTATCATTATCATAATCTTCTGCATAGATTGGATTAAGTTCTCCAAATGTCATAGTTAGATTGTAAGAAGTCATAGAACCATCATCATATGTCATGTATGAACCATCAGGAGTGTAGTCTACTGACATATTTTGTAGAGCACATACTTTAATTTTATTTAAGAAAGGATGTGCTTGTCCATTTTTAAAAAAGTATTTTAATTTGAATACATTAGGAGTCTCTAAGAATAGTCTTCCTTTTGATCTTACAGGAGCCATATTTTTCTTAAAGAATTTGATAATATTTTTAACTTCCCTTGCTTCTCTTTCTTCTCTTGGAGTGAATCTAAAATTATAATTAAACTGTCTTAACTGAGGACCTCCAAAGAGAAGTTCTAAGTTAGGGTTTAATACCTTACCACTTCCACGAGTGAAGAGTGATCCATTTCCTACTGCTTGTCCTGCAAAGTAAGCAGCAATATCATTTCTATTAATATCATTTAACATGTTTTCTGCTTCGCCAATTGCAGAATTCATAAATGTGTTAGCTCTGTCTCCCATAGTACTACCTTTCTTTGGACCTGCAATAGTACTTTGAGCCACTCTAAATGCTGCTGCTTGAAATGCATTTGCAGTTTCTCCACCCCAATCAACAGAACTTTGTTCAGATAATCCTGGTTGCATAGGAAGAAATACACTTCCCAATCTAATCATTTCTCTTGCTCCTTCATCTGCATCTAAACCCATCTGTCCTTTAACAGATTGCCCACCTGGTACATATTTTTTAGCAGTTACTTGTAAGTAATCAAATTGCTTTCTATCTTTATTGAGTGGATACCTACCTATAAATTTTCCTGACCCTCCTAATGTAGATTTCCCATTAGCATCTTTATTTGTAGCAGTAGGTTCCCAATTTAGATTAGCATTTGCAATACTGGCAAAGGATATGTTAGGGGAATTTTTTCCTGTTGCTTTTTTAAATGCATCTTTATATTGTTTACTGGTGAGTGCTGTACTCATCCATTCATCACTAGCACCTAACTTATTCAGATAGTTAGCACCAAAATCTAAATTATATATTTCTGCATAGTTTATTTCATTAAGAGTACTATTATAAAAATCTCCAGCAATTTCTTTTTCTGTTTGAGTAAGAGCTTTTCCAACAGAAGTTCTTACTACCGTAGCAGTATTACCATCTATCTTTGTGACAAAAGATTTACCATCTATTAAAATGGGATCGCTAGTAATGACTGACATTAATATCTTTTTAGTTATTTAGTCTTAAAGTTTGCATAAGATAGTGAGCGTAGGTAATCTATCTCATCATTCTTTATTATGTGTAAGAATCCTACAAGTTCATTCCATGTATAGTTCCTTGATGTACCCCAGTGAAAGTTGATACCTTGGAATCCCCAATTTTTTACTTCAGTAACAGCAACTAATGGAAACTCATCATAAACACCAGGAGTCTTGGCATTATATACAAAAGTATAATAGTTACCTGGATTAGGTACTATATCAGTCTGACTAAACACCTCCATGATGTTCATCATGATATCATCAGGATCATTTAGTCCTTCAATTTGTTCTTGAAGTTCTTCTGTTCTTTCTGACATTACTTAATACCTAACTCATCTTCTGTGATTAGTTTGAATTCAATTCTTCTATCTAAACAATACTCTTGTGCTGCCTTCCATTTAGCTTGGTTAATAGCATAGGTAGTAAGTTCATACAGATATGATTTAGTTACTCTGGTTTTTTTCTTTGGTGGTTTGGTTTGCTTCTTAGGTTTCACCTCAACCACATAAGTTTTGATGCTACCATTACTTTCTCTCACCTTCATTAGAAAGTCTGGGTAATATCTATGAGGTCTTTTATCTACAGGAGACATGTATGGAATACTTATCTCTTCAGAAGCCCATGCTATTATATTCTCAGTCAGGTCACAGTATCTACAGAACTTACGTTCCCAACTACTACGACATATTATATTATTTGGATTGCCTTGATACTTTCGAGGGTGCTTTGGTTTGTACCTACTCTTAATACTTTCAGCCATCTCTTATACATAATATATAATCTAAAATATTTATAGATGGCAGGGGTCAGGCCACAAAAACTAAGTGTATCTAAGATAAAGTCTAGGTTGTTGAATGTAGCACAATCTTCTTTATATAGATTGACGTTGCAAGTTCCTGAGACAGTAAAGAATAAATTGTCTCTAAGTTCTTTTGACTATGATAATATTAGTTTGCTTTGTTGTGAAGCAAACCTTCCAGGTTCTAGTTTAACTACTCATGAAGTTAATAATGATTATCATGGTGTGACTGAGAAGATGGCTTATAGAAGATTGTATGATGAAACAGTAGGACTTACTTTTTATGTTGATAGAAATTATAAAGTAATTGAATTGTTAGAAGGGTGGATGGATTATATTACTGGAGTAGATAATAAAAGAGCATATCAAGATCCTTATATAAGTTATAGAATGGCTTATCCTAAGTCATATAAGAATAATATATTCTTGACTAAGTTTGAAAGAGATCAATTTACTAGAGAATATAGTGCTAGTAGAGGTGCTAGTAGTATAGTTCCTAGAACTACTCTTGATTATACATTTGTTCAAGCATTTCCTATATCTGTAACTGCTATACCAGTTTCATATGAAGAAAGCTCTGTGTTAAAATGTAGTGTATCATTTAATTTTGTTAGGTATGTGCAGCAAAGAAAACAATCTATATTATCATCTTCATTAGGTGATATAGAAACTGGTGAAACAAGAGATATAATAGTTAACACTCCTCCTAAGACAACTTTTGATAGGATTGAGACTTGGAGAGATGTTGAGGATGAACCTAGTGGATTTGTAGATCAGTTTGGAAACGAACGTTTCTAAATAAGACACTGAAAGAATTATTATGCCTTTACCGACTATTACAACGCCAACCTATGAGCTTGAGTTGCCATCTACAGGAAAGAAAATAAAATACAGACCCTTTCTAGTTAAAGAAGAAAAGTTATTAGTACTAGCACTAGAGACTGAAGATACTAAACAGATATCTACTGCCATTAAAACAGTATTAAAAAATTGTATTCAAAGTAGAGGGGTAAAGGTGGAGTCTCTTCCTACTTTTGATATTGAATTTTTATTCCTTAATATTAGGGGTAAGTCTGTTGGTGAGGAGATTGAAGTTAATTTAATTGCTCCTGATGATGAGGAAACATCTGTTCCTGTCACTATTAATATAGATGATATTAAAATAAGTAAGAAGAAAGGACATACCAATAAGATTAAGTTGGATAAAACTTTAATGATGGAGATGAAGTATCCTTCATTGGATGAGTTTGTTAAAAATAATTTTGACTTTGATGGTGAAGTTAATATGGACCAGTCATTTGATTTGATTGCATCATGTATTGATAAAATTTATAATGAAGAGGAGGTATGGTCTACTGCTGACTGTACTAAGAAAGAAGTAAAAGATTTCTTAGAGCAGATGAATAGTATGCAGTTCAAGGAGATAGAAACTTTCTTTGAGAGTATGCCTAAGTTATCTCATACTGTTACCTTCACTAATCCTAAGACACAAGTGGAAAGTACTGTAGTATTGGAGGGACTATCGTCTTTTTTCGAGTAGGGATGGTTCATATGGACCTTGAAAATTATTATAAGATTAATTTCGCTCTATTGCAGTATCATAAATATTCATTAACTGAGATTGAGAACCTAATCCCTTGGGAGAGAGACATATATATTGGGTTGCTTCAGCAACATCTTGAGGATGAAAGATTAAAACAACAACAATCTAATGCCTAAGACTCAGACTAAAAATCCACATCCAATAATAAAAATCCTTTCAGATCTGAATTTACTTCCAGAGAAAGGGGAAGATGTTGATGCAAAGTCTTATAAGAGAGCCTTGATGACTGGGGTTAATCTTATTGAATCATCTTCAAAGGATAAGAAAGGAGATGAGAGATCAAGAATGTTGAGAGAAGAATTGATAAGAGTTAGGAAAGAAAGAGATACAGAACCCCCTAAAGAGATTAATGTTAAGGAAAAGAAGTCTACAATCAAGGGAGCTAAACTACTTCCTGGTAGAGGGAATTTTAATGCCGATGATATAAAACCTGTTGATGTGGAGAAGAAGGAGGGGGATGCTCCTGCTTTAATGCCTGATAGGTTGGATAATATAGCAAACACAGTAGATTCTATTGCTCTATTATTAAGAAGGCAGTTTAAACTTGAAACCAAACAGCAACGTGATGCTAAAATAAAACAGGATAAAGATGCTAAAGATTCAAGAGAAGATGATTTAGAAAAGAAACCAAAGGATAAGAAGACTGGTTTGATTCCTAATGCTATAAAGAAACCTGCTTTGAGTTTCTTCGAGAAACTAAAGAAATTCTTTTTGAATATTGTGATTGGTGCTGGCGCAATAAAATTAATGGAGTGGTTGAAAGACCCTGCTAATGCTGAAAAGATAACTAAGTTTAAAGATTTTTTAATTAATAATGCTGGATGGATTCTTGGTGGGTTAGCAGCAATTGCTTTGCTTCCTATAGCATTAAGTCTTGTTAGTGTAGTGCAAGGTATACTAGCTGGGTTATCATTGTTAGGTCCATTATTACCTGCATTACCTTGGATTCTAGGCGGTCTTCTTGTGGGTGCAGTTGCTTGGTGGATAGGAAAGAAAATTAGTAGAGCTATAACAGGAGGGCAAGTTATTGGTAAAGAGAGAAAAGAAAATGTAAAACGACTTAGAGCAGCTGGAATAGTGGATGCTAAAGAGAATTCATTGACTCTTATAGATCCAGAAAATGAACATCAAAGATTAAAGGTTAATATGTATGGCGAAAATTCTATCACTGGACGTGAATGGAAGCCTGGTGATCCTGGAGGAAAAAATGCAAGACCAAATCTTGATCTTAAGATACCTGAACATGCAGATTGGTATGTTAAAACTTATGGACAAGCAGCATTAGATGAGAAACTTGCTGCTCACAAATCATTTAGGGATACTAAGGCTTCTCTTATCGAAACTAAAAAAGATATGCAGGCTGAGATAAAAGAAATGTGGGGTGATAAAAAGAGGGAACATTTTAAATTAGCAAGAGAAGAACAGGAAACTTTAAAGAAATCAGGTGCTAGTACAAAAGAAATAAATGCAGCATGGACGAAGCAAAATGAAGACTGGAACGTAAAGAGGGATAAATTAAGAGAACAAGAAAAGAAAATAAGAAAGAAGCATGGTGATGAAGCAATAAAAATAGGGGATAAATCAGAATCAGCAGTTATTGATAAAAATATATCATCAGATGAAAAAATATCTGCAACAGTTGATAAGAATTTAAAAAAAGAAACAAATATTTCTCCTCCTAACACTAAAGGAAATGGAGGTAATACTTCTATTCTTAATGGTGGTGGAGGAGGACAACAGCAGTCTGTAGGTGGTGGTAGTGGAACAGGTGGTTCATCTACTAATACTAAGTTTGGTTCTCAAGATCCTAATAATTATGGAAGTGTTTCTACTAAGGCCACCTATAATTTGGTGGGGGTATAACAGATGGCTTGGGGAGCACTTGTAAAATCTGTTGCTAAAGGAG